AGTTACCTACAGTAATATCTTTCCACTTTGTTGGTATTGTAACATTCATATTTCTATATATAACAAATTTTTGAATTATGACAATAAGACTTAAAATAAATTTTAATTAAAACCTCATCAACTAAACACCAACTAAATAAATTAACTCAACATCTATTTAAACACTATTTAGATAAGTTCTAAGACACTTAAATAGTTTTTTGGTATATTCATATACATCAGTATTTAATAATAGCTTAGAAGTCTTTATTTTAATTATCTTGCTTTTTATCTTATTTTATCTTTTCTTTTATTGTCTTTTCTTTTCTTTTCTTATCTTATATAACCCCATTTGCTCAGCATTTGCTAACCATTTGCTCAGCATTTGGTGTTTTTTCCTCTGTTAAAAAAAAAGGGAAATAACGCTGTTTTAATCCAGATGATGAGCAGATTCGAATTAATACTGGCTATTTCCCCAAAATATAAATTAATGAAATATTTCTAAAAAAAATACATTGTAAATATAATGAATTTTAGCGTATTGAATACCATCCTTTATTATTTTGTTTTAAATGTATCAAAGCAACGTATCGCAAAGCATCTAGTAAGTGATCTTGTCCTATTGGTTTTTGTAGACTATTACCGTTTTTATCAACAGCCCATTTATAAGTCCTAAACT